CAGGACTTGACCGGCAGTGAATGTTTGTTTGCCCATTACTGTGCGCCTCCTAAACCGAACGCTGCGTTGATCTCATCGACGGTCAATCCTAGTGCAGCGAGTTTGTCGATCGCAGACTGCTTCGCAGCCTCTTTCGCAGCGACAGCATCAGCCTGTGCCTGTTGGACTGCTGGCCATGCCGCATCCAACTCAGCCTGCGACGGCTTCGGGCTGTCGCTAAGCCAAGTCAGCCCGTCATAGGTGTCGCCATCCAACGTCCACGATGTATCAGGATAGTTGGCGGTTAGTACGGCGGCGTAATCGGTCACGCTGACACCTCCATTAAAGTAAGCGTCGAAATGGGGCGCGCGGTGTAGTTAGCGTCGGCGTCGTTCCAGGTTCGGTTCACGAGCACGGTGTTGGTGGCGTTGTTGGGCAGATGGGCTGTGATCTTGTAAGTGATCGCCGATGTCGTAGCCGGTGAGTCCATGCCGACAATGCTGGCACCAGACATCGACTCGTTGTTGTGCGTGTTGTGGATGTAGTTGTATCCAGACACGCTTGTTCGGGAACCTGCCGTCGCACCGACAAGTACCGGTGTCGAATCACGTTGGATTAGGAACGAGATTTGGCCCCTCTGAGTCGATGAGTTGGAGCCGTGAACGGTCGCATACACCAGAATCGTCGAACTTGCCGAGGTTGGGGTAATCGTTGCGGTGAGACCTGTTATATCTACCGTTCCACCTGCGGATACCGATGCCGAGAACGTGTCAGTCTTTGTGGTTGACACGACCTGCAAAATCTTGCCGCCCGTCGCACCAGCCTCCAACTGGGCGATCTTGTAGTCATGCGACGTGGTGACAGCCGACCCGTCCGCACCGACTTTTGCTTCTAACGCTTCGACAGCGTTGTTGAGGTCGGTGTGTTGCCCTGAGTGGGATGGCAGGTTCAACTGGTCCGAGGCTGTCGGATCAGTGAACACGTCTAGGGAGGTGGGGAAGTTGATGGCCATCAGTATCCGAGTGGGTTGCCAGTCAGCAGGGTCTTGGTGTCATCATACGTCATCGACGGTGCGTCGTACAAGATGGTCGATTCGTCGTACTGGGTGAGCGACTGCAAGATACCGAACTGGGCGTCGTCCAACGTGAAGTAGGTGTCCAGAGCGGTGGACAACGAGAACCGGATCCGATGCGAGTCGACACCGATGGTGTGTTCGATCTTGTCCACCACACCGAACTGGTCGATGGCGGTACCGCCACCCGGTGGCGTGTAGATGACCCTCACGACCTCGCCCAGATCCAACCCGAGTACTGTGGTGCATTGGGCTGACGAGAGGCGAGCCAAATTGACCTCCAACAACTCAAACCGGACACGAGCCGTCCCGTAGCGTGACACGAGGAAGTTGGCGAACTCTTGTGAGTCGGCGTCGTTGGGGAACAGCAGGTTGGTGTAGTCGAGGGTGCGGATGCCGTAGGCGTCCTGTGAATCGATGTCGTCGGCGGATTGGACGGTGCCACCGGCACGAGTCACTGTCGCCCGGTTGTAGAGAAGTTCTGATCCGACCTGCACACCGATGTTGGAGTACGGGATGTTGGTGCCGGTGTCATCGAACGTCGCTTGTGCTGTCGAAGGCGTAGCGGTCCGACGATTCTTGAATGTCAGTTTTCCGTCGGCAGATACAAACAGGCGTCCACCCTCTGTGCGCTCGACCAGTTTGGCGTAGGTCACGACGTCGGTACCGGCAGACACCGTGTCCGCCTGCAACGTCTGAACACCATCATCGATGTCACGATCTGATTCTGGGAACTGCACCTCGGTGCGATCCAAGATCGCTGTGATCCGCTCACCCGACAACTGCGACGTGGCAGTGAACCCGTCCAGTTTCGTGCGACCCAACAGGGAGAAAGCGTCAGACGCTACCGCTGTCGCTGTCGCATCACCATCAATGGTGTAGTTCAGATTCCAGTCGTCGATGGTGCCGTCGAAGATCGGGATGTTGTTGGTTTTGATCCTGAGCCGTTTGCCGGGAACGATGTCGTTGGAGTAGGTGCCGCCACCGGTTGGGTCGTAGTCACGGTCACGGTTCTCCACTGACACCGAACAGACACCGGCCTGCACGTCATCCAACCAGCGTGAACGCCCACGACGCACCGTCACCGAAAACACATCAGCGGTGATGTCTACTGGTGAGACACCTTCCAACACGTCCTGACCGAGCACACCGGATTCGGCAGAGTCCAACACGAACGGGTCTGCGACACCGCCGGTAGAGTAGAAATCGACGGTGGTGTCTACGGGCAGGATGTGGCTCACGCCGCTCTCCAGCCTGCTCCGTTCCGACGTTCATACGCCGTGATCGCATCAACCACCGACTGACCGATCATGCCGGGATCGCCGACACCGGCCTGCACAGTGATGTTGTAGGTGTTGCCACCGATACCGCCCTTGGCACGGTCGAGCGGGACCACTGCCTCGGGGCCGGCCTCACCGATCACCGCCAACGTGGCTCGGTTGACGATACCGCCATCGGCCAGCAGCGGGATGTCGGGTACGCCGAGGGTGAACCCGTCGTAGCCGATCGGTCCGATCGAGAATCCGGGCACACGGAACTCGAGCGCGTTCCATCCTCGGATGATGAAGTTGATCGCTTCTTTGAAGGCGTTTTTGATCCCGTTGAACATGCCGATGGTGGCGCGGCCGATCTTCTCCGGGAGACCCTTCAGGAAGTCGAGCAACTCGCCGAAGAATGTGCTGACGAAATCCCAGATCGCGGCGAGCGCGTCGACCACGATGCCTTTCAGCGCGTCCCACACCGCACCGAAGTCGCCCTTGAGGAGCGCGGTGCCGGCCTCGAACAGGCCACGGATCACAGCCAACGCGATCTCGATGATGTTCTCGATCGCCTCGAACGCAACAGTGACGATCATCTTCATCGCGTCCCAGAAGATCTCGAAGATCGGCCGGATGTAGTCGACGAAACCGACGATGATCGATACGATCATCTCGATCGCAGCAGACACGATGTCGACCAAAGTTGCCAACAGCGGCCGCAAGAAATCGACGATCTTCTGGAACAGGGTGATGAAGAACTCGACCGCTGCGGCGATCGTATCGACCACGTTGTCTTGGAACCAGCCGGCCAGCGGACCAAGGCTCTCCTTGACCGCATCTACCGCGTCGGAGATGGCGGTGGAGATCGCGTCGCGGACGATGTAGAACAATTCGACCACTGTGTCGATCGCAGGCTGGATCGATTCCAACGCCTCGAGCAGGGCGGCCCATGCGGTTTGGGTGAACTCCCACACGACCTCGGCTGCGGTTTGTATCGCTGCCCATACACGATCAACCACCTCACGGACAGATTCGAACCGCTGGTAGGCCAAAATGAGAGCACCAACTAACGCACCGATGGTGACGATGATCAACAGGATCGGGTTGAGAGCCAGCATAAAGTTGAGCGCGAGGTTCGCTGCGGTGAACAGCAGCGTGGCTCCTCTGGCTGCGGCTGTCGCGGTCTGGTAGGTGATGAGTGCGGCGACGATACCGCCGATCGCGCCGGCCGCGACAGCCAGTTCGTCGTTGTAGTCCTCGGCAAATTTCTTGCCGCGTTCGAACTCGACGGTCACCTCGTCTCGGATCGAGGCCGCCATCTCATCGGCAGCGACCCGGACCTCTTCATACCGGTCGCGTAGCAGACCGAGGGCTGCCCTTGCGCGTACGACTCCGTTCTCGATGTCTCGCACCGCATCGACAGCAAAATCCTCGAAAGCCGGCAGGACGTTGGCAAGGATGTAATCGACAAGTTGGTTGAAATACGGCAGCAGCAACAGGCCGACGGTTTCAGACACCTGTGACATGCCAACACGCATCTTGTCGCTGGCGTTCGCTGTCGCTTCCGCTGTCCCACCGACCTGTGCCTCGATCTCGGCGAGGATGAGATCTTGCGCCTCGAGCATCTGGCCTGACTCGACCAGACTTTTGATCAGACCTTTCTGGTCTTCGGTGAATTGGATGCCGGAGCGGGAGAGCGCGGTGAGACCCTTGATCGGGTCGTTGAGTGCTTTGCCAAGTTGTTTGGCGTTGTCGGTGGCTGAACCGAATCCGGCTGCAGCCATGTCGAGTGTGAGTTGGGTTGCCCGGTCGAATGCACCGCCTGCCTCGTCTGCGGAGACAGCGAGTTCTTTGAATGTGAGCAGCAACGCTTGGGATTCTTTGATGGTGTTCTGGTTGACACCGGTGAGTCGGGCCTGCTCTGTAGCAAGGTTTTGCAGCCGGCGTGCCACGTCGTCTGCCTCGGTGCCGAACAGCCCCATCGAGGTGGCGATCTGCTCGAGCCGGGCGTTGGCTGTTGCTGCGGCCTCACCCGCTTGGATCGATTTGGCAGCAAACGCTGCTGCTGCGACGCCCATCGCTGCGCCGGCTGCTGCCACCAGTTTGGCTGCGCCCTTGGCCGCACCGCCGAGTTTGCCGAGTGCGCCCTCGGCCTCGGACATGCCTTGTTTGAATTTGCGCGGGTCCGCGTTTACGAGGACATTGATTACCGACGACCGCGCCATGGCTACATCCTAGTCCAGATCGTAGTCGCGGATAAGCCTGTCGATCCCGCGTTCGTAGACTTCGACCACCTGTCCACGGCGGCTGTCGAGGGCGTCGTATAGGAACGGGTTGGGGCGGATGCCGCGTGCCGGCCAACCGAAGTGGATCGGGCCGGCATATGGAAGACGTTGGTAGCCGGCCCGGACTCGAGCCGATTTTTGGCTGGCGGCGGCCCGTACCGATCGGGCGAGTTTCCCGGTGCGTCGGGGGACCAGCCCGTCGGCTTTCTGTTTCACGACTTCGGCGGCCTCGAGGTTCAACACCCGGAGCCGGCCGCGTGCGCCGTTCCGGTCCATTTCACTGGTGATACCTCGGATCGCAGAGCGGACCTCTTTGAGACCTTCGATGCGGACCGCTTTGCTCATCTCTTTTTGGCCTTCTGTGCTTCCTTCGCTTGGTCTTGCAGGACCGCCAGCAGGGCGGTAAGCATGTGTTGATCTTCGACCAGATATTGCGGTGGGATGCCAGTGGCGACTGCGACTGCAGCGACGGTGTAGGTCAGGCTGTCTCGTCTAAAGGGCCGGTGGACTCG